TCATTACTTAGAAGAGTCAAAGCATTTAGGTGTATTTAAGCAATCGGCTAAAATGAACGTAAATAGAACTTTAAAGGATTTAATAAAGATAGAAGAGGACTATTTTAATGAAACAGAGAACGTAGATGATAAAGACTTGTCCGATAAGTTGGTTTCAAATAAATTGACGTTTATAGACGAGTTTTTAAAGTTTGACTTTGCAGATTTTACAAAACTACAAGAAGTTTTTGTAGCATTTAAAAAAGATAGAAAAAGATTAGTTAGTATAAGTGACAGAATTTTAATTGAAGACAAAGCTAAAAAATAATGAGCATTGGAGAAGCTTGTAGTATTTGTTTTAAAAAAGAAATAAAAGTATATCCCGTCAAGGTAGGTGCAACTTGGCGGATTGAAGTAAAAACAGGAAATAATAAACCAATTCGTTATAAAAAGGCATTAAAAGAGGGTTTTGATACAAATAATGCGATGTATAAGACTTATATTTTTCTAGCGAAAAAGATTATAAACCAATAAATTTATTATTATGTAATTTTTTTTTAGTATTTTTGAGCAAATCTGTAAACTATTAGCATTGAATATTATTCAGAAACTCAGAAAACTTACTTGGACACGTGACTCGTCTGGTAATAATTGGTACGTAGAGAACGGTGGCAAAGGCTTTGGTTCGGGAGAAAATATGACAAACTTGGAGATTTCTCAAAATCATCCAATATTAACACCTGCATTATTATTTATATCTAAACTTTTTAGTCAAGCTGAATTTAAGGTTGTAAGTAAAGAAACAGGTAAAGAAGAAAAAAACCACTGGCTAATCAAACTTTTAAATAAGCCAAACCTATATCAAACAAAATCAGATTTTTTAGAAAGTTTGCAGTTTATTCAAATTGCTCAAGGAAAAGCTGTTGGTTATCTAAAAAGACCAATAGGATTTAACAATGCTGAAGATATTGATTCAATCTATATATTAGATAATGATTTAATAGACTGGCCAGATGAATACAACGATGCAAACTATCGCTCACGTATGTACTCTTCAAGACTAAAATCTGTTTCTGATAACGAAGAAATAGTATATGACAAGAATGGAGAAAATTTAAAAATTAAGGTTAAGGACTTAATATTTTTCTATGACTTGCCTAATATGTTACAAAAAAACTTTTATGAAGTAAATTCAAGATTAGATGGTTTAAGACAAACCCTAATAAATACGAATGATTCTTTAATCGCTAAAAACATTATCCTAAAGACAAACGGAAAAGAGTTAATAAGCGGAGGTAACAACGAGCATTTTCCTCTTGCGGGTGAAGATAAAGAAAAAGCTGAAAACTTACTTCAAAACAACTACGGATTGGGTTGGTTTAGAAAAAGAGGTATAGTTACAAAGGCAAGTATTACTTATAAGTCTTTACATATCGCATTAAGAGACTTAGGACTTGACGAGTCTGTAAAAGTAGATGGTAACTTAATATATACCGCTTTACATATCCCTAAAGATATTATTTCTTTAGAGGCTAAAAAAACTACGTACAATAACTTTAAGGAGTCTATGGTTTCGTATATTCAAAACGAAATGCAGGCTAATACAAACGCATTTACTGATGTTTTAAATCAATTAATAAATGATACTGACTACAAGATTGTAGGTACGTATGAGCATTTACCTATAATGCAATTTATTCTTATTGAAAGGTATGAAGGTATAAGTAAAAAAGCTAAAGCACTTAATGATTTACTAAGTACGGGAATACCTAAAGAGGTAGCTCTTGAAATGTGTGGATTTGACAAAGACCTTGAATTAGAGGACATTACGGTAATGGGAGGTACTACTCATATGATGCACGATGAAGAATCAGAAGAAGAAGAAGGATATATAGACGGAGAAGAGGATGAAGAAGAAAATATAGATTAAAATGGAAAAAAATAAACTAACAAAAAAAGAATTACTTGAAATAATAGAAAAAAAAGACAAAGAACTAAAAGATAGTAAAGTAATAAATAAATGCCTTTGTAAATAAAGTTATGAAATTAGATATTCCAAATTACCAAACAAAAAAAGAGTTATTCGAGTTCTTAGTATTAAACAAAGAAACTCTTGTATCTCAAAAAAAGAGTGTTATTAAGTTAGCTGACGGTATTAGCGGAAGTTCTATTCATACCGAAGCAAAAAAGTTAGTAAACAAGTCGCAAGACGGTTCATCTGAGCCTGTTACCGAAATAACGGTAAAAGCGGTTATAAATACTACGAACTTTTTAGATTCACACGGAGACGTTCATATACCTGGTATTTGGAACAAGTCCTTAAAAGAGAACAATAGAATAATGCACGTTCAAGAACATCAGTCAAGTTCTTTTGATAAAATTATATCAAGTGGTGAAGATTTAAAGGCTACCGCAGAAACAATGACTTGGAAAGAGTTAGGGTATAATGCTATTGGAACTACTCAAGCTTTAGTTTTTGAGTCAAAGGTAAAAGAGTCTCGTAACAAGTATATGTTTGACCAATACAAACAAGGATTCGTAAACAATCATTCAGTAGGAATGAGATATGTTAAAATGGAATTAGCAATAAACGATGATGAATACGAAAAGGAAAAAAACTTTTACGACAAATACATTTCACAGGTAATAAACAAAAAAGATGCTGAAGATTTAGGGTATTTTTGGGTAGTTACCGAAGCCAAAGTAATTGAAGGTTCAGCAGTACCAATGGGAAGTAACCCAATTACTCCAACAACAAACATTGACAAAGAGCCGTCTTTTCTAGATTTAATTGGAAAAATAGACACTCAAGAGAAAGCCGCAGAAAGCACTTTCAGTATAATTGATGCAATTAATAAAACTAATTTTTAATTTAAACAAACATTAAAATGAACAAAGAAGAATTTGATGCACTTATTTTAAAGATAGAGTCTTCTATCGGTGCTAGTATGGACACAAAGCTAAAGGATGCTTTTAGAGAAGTAAATCCTCAAGTTTTAAAAGCAATTTCTGAAAACTCTAGTGAGTTAAAGAAAACAGTAAAAAGTTTAGAGGCTTCTAATGGAAGTTTAGTTGAAGCTCAAAAAAGCCAAGGTGCTGTTATTGAAGGTTTAACTTCTAAATTAAATAGTGCAAACGAAAACAAGAACGTTTCATTTAAAGCACAAGTAACTGAATTGCTAATCGCTAACAAAGAGAAGTTAGTAGCAATGAAGAACGGAGATTCTAAGACGAATATTCGTATGACAATGAAGGCAGTTGGAAATATGACGTTGTCTGGAAGCACAACTGGTCAAATGCCACAAGCTGAAAGAGAAGCGGGAATTACTCGTATCGTAAGAAGAAATCCTTTTATCTTAGAATTAGTAAACGTTGGAACAATTAGTTCTAACTTATGGGAATGGGTACAACAAGCTAACGCTGAAGGTGCACCTGCAATGACTGCTGAAGGAGCAGCTAAAGCTCAAATTGATTTTGAATTAGTACTTGCAAGTGCTGCAGTTCGTAAAGTTACCGCTTATATCAAGGTATCTAAAGAAATGCTAGATGATATTCCTTTAATGGAGTCTGAAATTAACCAAGAACTTTCTGAAAGAATCAATTTAACTATTGATGCTCAATTGTTATCGGGAGACGGAACAGGACAAAACTTGACGGGTATTTTAACTAACGCTACTGCTTTTGCTCCAGGTACTTTTGCTACGGGCGCAGTTAATCAAGTTACAACTCCAATCAATGCTGATGTATTAAGAGTTGCTATCAATCAAATTTCGATTGCACTTTTTCAAGCAAACTATATTGTTATGAATCCTTCTGATGTTACAGCAATGGATTTAGCAAAAGGAACTGACGGTCACTACGTTTTACCTCCATTTTCTACAAACGCAAATACGGTTGTAAAAGGTATTCCAGTTGTTGCTAACACGGGAGTTACTGAAGGAGATTATTTAGTAGGAGATTTTAGTAAAGCTGGTGTAAGATTTAGAGAAGGTTTAAGTTTTGACGTAGGTTATGAGAATGATGACTTTACTAAGAATTTTGTAACTATTTTAGCAGAAGCAAGATTAGTTCAAAGAGTTAAATCTAATCACTATCCTGCATTTGTAAAAGGAGATTTCGCAGTAGACAAAGCAGCTATCGCTAAAGCATAATGGGTCACTTTAAGGACACTACCGTTGAAATAAAATTCAACGGTAGAACTGTGAGAGTTTCACAGGGGGTCAAAGACTCTTTAGAAAAAGCAGGAAAGCTTGATACACAAAGAAAGAAAAAAGTAAAAACTGATAAGTAATGGCTGGTTTAATCGATAATTCATATTTTCTAAAAGGGGATTTATATATCCCAAACAATACTGATATAAATGTTGGTGCGGTTGGTATAACCAATCAAACTGACTTGGATTTTTACATTATAGAATTTGAACGTGAATTATTGATTAACGCATTAGGTGTTGTTTTATACGATGCACTACAAACACAATTAGCTAAATTACCATTTTCTGTAGATACAGACCCCCCTTCATTGGAGACTGCTCCTAAAAGATGGATTGACTTAGTAAACGGTGTAACCTATACAAATCCCTCTAGCGTTAAAAAACGCTGGGAGGGTTTAAGGGGTGCTAACAAACAAAGTCTCGTGGCTTGTTATGTATATACTCAATATCTTAGAAATTACAATGAAACATTTGCAACTACGGGAGTAGTTCGTAATGACTCTAAAAACGCTACTAATTACGATGCTACACCAAAGTATATTAGAGCGTATAATAAGTTTTTAGGACAATACCAAGCAGATAGCTTACCAAACCCAATAACTTACGTTAATAGGTTTGGCACTAATGGGCTAGATTGGTATGGTTCCGAAAGTTCAACGGTTTCATTATATCAATTTTTAACTGATTCTAACGACAAGGATAGTATATTTCCCGACCCTATTCCACCACTTACTTTAACAGGAGGTAGTCCAACAACAAGCGCATCTATTATTATATTAACAGTAGATGCTTTAGGTAAGGTATTAACTTATGAAATTGTAAACGCTGGAGAAGGTTATACTGCATTAGACGTTTTAACAATTCCTGGAGGAGATGCAAACGCTACTTTAACACTAGACCAAACTACATTGACTCAAACAGCAACATTAGAAGCTGGGACAGGATATAAGGTTACTAAAGTTGTTTTTGAAGCTACTTTTCTTGGTTTTAATTTTAAATTTTACGCAGAACAAAATTCATTTGGTATATGATTGTATCTGAACATACTATAAGAGACATTATAGCAACTATTCCAGCTATTCAAATTAACTCAAAGAATACTTTGAAACCAAAGTTTCATTGGGGAGACGAAGACGAGCTAAATAGATACGTTCAACTTATGAAAGAAGGTTCGTACCCGTTAATATGGTTACTACCCTCTACTGATAATTATGAAGGTGCTTTAGGTCAAGACTTAACAAAAGAATGTTCTTTTATAATTGCAACAAGAGAAACGAGACAGTCGTTGTTTAACAATGAAAGATATAAAACTTCTTTTGACCTTGTTTTACAGCCCTTGACCGATAATCTTATACACGGACTTACCGTATCAAATGCAACAAGTAGGATTGGAGATAATTGGAAAATACTAAAACTCCCAAACTACTCTGCTGAAAGCGAGAAGAACGGTACTATTGATTTATGGGATGCAATTAGCCTTACTATTGACGTGAGGTTTAATTCTAATTTAAAATGTTTAAACGCAATAAACTATGGCAGTAAATAAAAAAAAGAAGGTTGTTAAAAAAAGAATAGTAGCTATCGCTATTGTTCAGTTTACTTTTAAAGGAGTTCTATATAAAGTAGGAGATTCTTTTGAAGCTAATCAAAATGAAATAAATTTACTAATTAATAAAAACTTAATAAAATGGCAGTAATTAATACAATAGCTTCAAAATCCGCAGGTTGTGGGGGTGAAGCAATAAACACTGGTGACTTAGGATGTGATATATCCTTTGGTCTTGTTATTCACGCTTTAGCTTTTGCTAAAGGAACAGTAATATCAAAAAACTCAGAATTAACTTTAGCGGTTGTTGAAGCATTAGTTCAAAAAGGAGAGGTTATTCCTATAATGGATGCTTTTTCTTCTGAACCAACAATGTCTGAAGATACCTTAGAAACTTCTCCATTAGGAGTTGAAGCTTTAACACTTAAAGGTCTTCCTAAATATTCTTTGACAATGAAAAAAGGTCAAGAATACTACAAGGAAATGGCTAAGTTAACAGGTTTTGGGAATATTAACTACGTTCTTGGAGACGTAAACGGAAATTGGAAATTCGCAGTAACATCGGGCGGAGACTTTACAGGGTTTACAGCTGGTCAAACTTTATCAGCAATCACAACTCCTGCTACGGCAACTGAAACTGAAAAGAAAACTTTTACTTTTCAATTAACTGATAGAAAGCAGATTGACTCTACTTACGCAGTTGTTGAAGCAGCTAATGCTTTTCCAATTTCTCAAGTAACGGGAGTAAACGGACTTGAACTTTCTTTTGCTGATGCAAACGGAGTAAGTGTTCCGTCATCGGGAGATACTACTTTAAGTATCAAAGCGGTTTTATCTAGTGATAGAATTACTGATATTGAAGGACTTGTTTTAGCAGACTTTAATACCTCTGCAGGTACAATATCGGCTATTGTTGATAACGGAAATGGTTTCTATACTTTATCTGTACCAGCTTTAAGTTCTGGAGTACTTACGGTAAAAACTAGAGATGCTTCATTAGGGGTTGACGTTATATCTAACTCTTCTGTATTGTATAAATCTAAAGTACTAACTGCTACGGTAGCTTAGTAATTATTTTAACAATAATGAAAAACCCTTTCTCAATGCGAGGAAGGGTTTTTTTAATATAAAAAATATAAATATGAACGTTGTTCAGTACAAAAAAAGACTAAAAACTTTTAAGGTTGAATCAAATATTGAAAAAGCGGTTAAAGAAAGTTCTGAAGAAATAACTAATTTAAACAAAGTGAGTTTAGACAAGGGTCTTAATTA